GTAGTCACCGGAGTTAATTTCGCCAGGGTCAGTGATGGGGTTACGGAAGGCGTCAACGATGACGGGCTTCTGCTTGCTGCTGACGGTGATCACATAGCAACCCTTGCACTCCTCACCGTAGGGCTCACCACTGTCCTTCAGACCATCGCCATCGTGCAGAGTGTGGTTGGGCTTGGCAGGGAGAGCGCTTGCGCCGTTCTTACGGCAGAACACCTCACGGGCTTCAGCCATGGCTTCCTTGATTTTGCCAAGGGTCACGGTGTCGCTCTTGGGGATCAGCAGGGTAATGCTGTACTTGGGGTCACCATCGTTCTGAGCGTTGGGCTCAAAAATGTTGACATAGGAAAATCTGACCTTACCGGTAACTACTCTTGTTGACATGTATTTGTCCTCCTTAAATATTGAAAATTTTGATTTATGCGAAGTCCTTCTGGGCTTCTGCCAGCCTATCGTAGGCGGGTCTTTTATCTGATACGGGAACTACTGTAGGCGCCCCAGGACTGCGGTCTATGAGGTTCTCCAGTAGCTCTGCTACCTTCTTCTTGCCGAGGGCCTTGTCCATCGCTGCGGGGCTGAGAAGCTTGGTCTCGGTGAACTCCTCCGTACTGTAGCCCGCAGCGTTGAGCGTATCGGCTACTTCCATCTCGTCCTTCCATTTGCGGTTACCCGCCTTGCCCTCGACCACCTTGTAGCCGGGAACCTCGCCACCATCCATGAGGGTGCTCATAGCCTGGGCTTTCACCTTCTTAAGCCAAAGGCTTATCAGGGGCTCCATCTCAAGCACTTTCGCCACCTCAAAGGGCGCGAGGACGGGGACTTTGGCTCGAACACCATGAGTCTCAACGTACTCAATGCATGCGGTGTTGAGAGCTCTGCACCGACCTGCATGGGGACAGAACTTACAGTGGGCTCCAGCGGAGTACTCCCCTTTTCCCTTGACCGCAAGCTGCGCCTTTGGCTTGACTATGTTGGATGCCCAGTCCAGAAGCTCGATCCGAGATATCTCCGCCACGCTTATGTTGTTGATGCGCGGCTGGTATATGTGCATGCGGATGATATCCACGTCATAGGCAAAGCCGTAGTCATTCAGAGCACCGAGAGCATAGAGCTTCATCTGGGGATTATCCTCAGCAGATACCGCCACGCCCTGACCATACTTATAGTCAATGATGTCTAGGGTATCGTCCTGGAACAGGAGGCAGTCTGCGGTGCCGAAACCATGTGGCACCCAGGGGCTGAAGTCCACTCTCTGCTCCAGCAGCATCGTGGTGTTGGAGCTCTTGGTCTGCTCCTGGATGTACTCGGAATAGCCTTCAGCGCACTCAATCATCTCTGCGGTAACGAAGTCTTCCCAAGTGTAATCAGAAGCCTGTTTGCCCTCTCGATGAATAGTGACAACAGCCTCAGCCACCTCGTGAGCCATCGTGCCTTCTCGTGTGTACTCTGTGTCCTGCTGAGGGTACATCTCAGCGGCAACAGCAGAGGGTGGGCAGTTAAGCCATCGGTGTGCGCTTGAGGCGCTCAGCAGTGCATGGTCTCGACTGCTGTGGTCAATTTTGTCGCTCATAGCCGACCTCCTATCTCTCCATTAATACGGTCGCAATCAGGTCGAGCCGTGTGGAGCAAAGCTTACCTACGTACTCGCAGTACCTTTTTGCGAACGTGGCGCCCTTATCAGAGGGCCAATTTTTGAGGAGAAGCACTCCGTCTGCGCTCTGGATCATCGCTGTGCATATCTGGCCAAACTGTTTTTCCGACATGTCCAGGGGCAGAATAGTGGGGCTCAGGGCGGTAAATCCGCTCTGTTCAATCTCCGCCATTGCGGATTTAATATCCTCCAGATTCTGAGGGGGCCCACCAACTGCGCCGGCTATGTAAATAACCTTTTTGGCCATCTGCTCAGCCCTCCAGTTCGGACAGCTGCATCCAAACCTCACCGAGCTTATCCTCGGGTATTGCGCTCACCTTATCCGCATAAGCCTTAACGATGGCACGGACTTCGGTTTTCCTACCGGCGGCACTCAAAGCTACGACCTTCTGCTGTACTTCAGCTACGGTCACAGGCATCTCAACGATGACGGGCTTTTCCTCCTGAGGCTGTTCGGGCTCAGCCACAACGGGGACTTCGGGGAACGGGGTTATAACGGGATGCTCAGGCTCAACGATGTTTTCCTGCTTGGCGGTGCTGGTCAGAGCTTCAAGGATCTTATCGAGCCTTGCACGGTCCTCAGCGCACAGTTCGATTGTGATAGTAGTCATTGATCATTCTCCTTTCACGGTTCGATTTATAGAACTTTTTGGGGTAAAAAAATAGACAGGAATGTCCTGTGCCGCTATATCCAGGTGCTCCGGCAGACAAATATTATAGATTTCTTCGATATCAAACGGGATGCGATTGTTGAGCCGGTAGGACAATGAGGGCTCAGAATACCCCAGTGCTGCGGCAAAAGCGGCTCGCGTACCATACTTTTCGATGATACGCCCTATCAATTTACTAAAATCAAACATCTCTTGGCTCTCCCTCCTTTCAGTTCGATTAGTAGAACCGAAGCTATATTACAATAACATTTTTAATTTGTCAATAAGAAAGTTGCATTTTATCGAACTTTTTTCTTGAAAAGTTCGATTCTTGTGTTATAATAGGTGCGACCGGAGGTGTAAACATGACTACTGACTTTAATGGAAAAACTGCGGAACTCAAGGACCGACTCAGAGCTGCTCTGAACGACAAGAGGATGAAGCCCATCGAACTGAGCGAGCTGACCGGCATTCCTAAGTCCATGATTAGCTATTATCTTTCTGGAAAATCCCTGCCTAAAGCAGATCGTATTTATAAGATTGCTCTCGCCCTGGATGTTAACGAAGCCTGGCTTATGGGTTATGACATTGCGAAAGAGAGAACTGGAGAACAAAAAAAGAACGATGACCTTGCACTGATCATCGTTAAAATGAGGAAGAACCCCGAACTTATTGATTTTATATCTAAGGTATTGGAGCTTTCGCCGGGGCAGTTCTCCAATGTGGATGGTATCGTTTCAGCCCTCGTGAATAAGTAATTTCAAAATTAAGTCTAATAATTCTGGGTCTGTCGTGAGAATGATGTGTTCACAAATCAGCCTTTGTAGGTGGGCTAAATGGGTCACGGCTTATCAGCCTCCTTGTAAATAGTGCAGAACGAGCGTTCTCTTTATGGATTATATATGTTGACTGCGAAATTTGTCTGTCGAAATTAGGGCGATATTTTGAACAATTTTATATAAACAGTAAAATGCCCTCTTAATTGAGGGCGTAACCAATATGATAACAGCCCTCCTCTTGATTTATTTTGAGCTCGGTGCTATTATCTCGTTGTCTACGTATACACAGTAGTACTTAGCTTTAAGCTAGGTACATGTGAAGACAAAAAAATAATCGCTGCAAAGAAAAACAGCGTTCCACGGGGTCGGATCCACGGAACGCTGTTTTTCTTTTCTAGACTACAGCTGGCAGTCTATGAATATGTTATGCTTTACAACTCTTAAGTTGAGTTATTAGTTGTAATTTTGAGTTTATCAGGATTTATACACATAATTATGTGTATGTGTATAAGCATGTGTATGTTTATGTGTATTAGCCCTTGTACTTGCCTAGGTCTTTAAGGTACTTAGTCACCGCAGCTTCAAACACTTCGGCTCGACTCACGCCGAGCTCCTTAGCATAGGTATCCATGCTGTCAATTAAATCATCGAAGGTCAATATCTGAATACGACGAGTTTTTCTCTTCTTAGCCACTAACTCATGTTCATGTTCATGTGTATGATTATGTGTATGTGTATAATCATGTGTATCAGCATCGGTCAGCCGTGTTTCGTTAAAGCTGTCTGGTGAAATCGCGAAATCTCTCTTTTTAGCCATTGTTTATCCCTCCTAAGATTTCATTTGTCAGATCCACGTAGTCCAGAGCTGTGGTGCAGTCCGGAGCCCACTCGTAAAGGCTCTTCTGAGCTGCCTGAGCCTCTCTAGCTTTTACGCTCTCACGGACCTTGGTTTTATATATTCTCGTATTGAAACGTTCAGCATATGCGGGAAGATTGTCTGCAATGTCCTTCGCCAAGTTGGTACGGTCCGAGTGCTTGACCAAAAGTAGTCCGTCTACCACCAAACCAGGGTTAGCATACTTACGCACATCTCTGATTGTGTCATTAAGCTGGACAAGACCCTGAAGCCCGAACCGGTCAGAAGTCAACGGGATAACTACTCGGTTTGCTGCAGTCAGCGCATTCTGAAGGAGTATCCCAAGAGCAGGAGGGGTGTCCAGTATAATGAAGTCATAATTGCCCGTGATTGTCTCTAAGCCCTCTCTGAGCTTATAGTTAGCTGATACGCCATCCAGGTGTTTATTAGCATCCTTGAGCAGGGGATCGCCGGCTATAATATCACCCATAGCGGTCTCCTGGATGCAATCGGTATCACCATGCACAAGCAAATCATACATGGTACCCATACCATCTATCTTGGCTCGATAATTATCTGTGCCGTTGCACTGAGGGTCAAGGTCACAGTACAGAACTTTTTTGCCCTTCATCCGGAGCACCTGGGATACTGCTAGCGCGGTAGTGGTCTTGCCTATACCGCCCTTCTGGTTTGCTACTGCTATTATTTCTGCCATAAATATTCCCCCTATGTGTATGTATATGTTTATGTGTATAACTATGTGTATAATTATGTGTATAAGCATACACACAAAAAACTTATTTGTCAACATATCGGTTACACCCTATTGAAGATTTAGAACATAGTGCTAAATTCTCAACAGTATTTTTAGGAATATTTCCGGTAGGGAAGGGTATACTATATAACCAGGCTTTAGCGCAGATCCTTTTGAATCGCTTCGCGATTCCGCCTTGAGTACTTGGAAGCTGCCGCTTCGCGCCATCCTCCTCGTACTCTGCGGCCTTAGAATAGATGTGATTTATATACTTAGTATTTAAGTTTTTCTCTGATTTCTTTAAATAGGGTATTGACTTTTGGTTCGGCATCACTATCATCACGGGATGGGTTCAGACCTGTTGGAGGGCAGAGTAATCCCGAGAAATCGGGATTTACCATACCGCCACGGTCTTGGGACGAGCCGCCATCGGTTGCCTCTCTCGTAATTCAATCGCCCTACAGAGCCCGTTAAACCATCCTACGGGCAGGGCGAAGGTACCACACTGGTTTACCTCCGCATAGCATATTATTTCGACACGGTGCTGTCAGCCGTGCTGACGACAAGTAGCTATTGTAGAGAGAGGATTACACTACCTGCCGAAACGTATTCAGCCCCACTTCGCTCCGGTGCGCTCAGACCAACATTTTTTAACGAGGTTGTCTTCTACGGTGGGGTTACCATCCTCGCATTATTCAGTTAGGGCCAAAAGGGTATAGTAACCCCTTGGAAAAACTGCATTTCTGTCTTGACAGAGCCGGCCTTTAACTGATATAATGTCATCGCGAAAAAGGCAAGGCTCCGCCGCACCCTACATACTTTGGTTTTTGCCGAAACCAATGCAGGGCGATTTTTTGGTATTTAATTCTTGGGACAGGGTTTTGCTTGAGATAAAAGAATTATATTTTAAGCAAAACTGGGTTGCCGCCCAGTTTTTTGCTTTTCTAGAGAAACGACAAAAGAGCCGACCCGGATTATGCCCAGATCGGCTCTACAAATTTCGATAAATTACCTGAAAATTCATAGTATAGCGCCCCAATTCGTGCTTGACTTTTCCTGCCCTAATTGATAGAATGAAGGCACGAATAAGTCATATGCGCAAAGGCGCTGCCGGATCATCTGGTACATGATCCTAAGTTCCGCATCAGTGTTGTCAGCACTTTTGCGGATAAGATTTATTCAAAGGCCTCTGGTTGTCAGCCAGGGGCTTTTTTTATTGTCCGCTTGTCGTTGGTCATAATTTACCACAGTTTTCTCAACATTGCAAGAGTAAATTGTGGACAGCTATAAGAGAGAAGCACCCCCACTTGTGTGGGGGTGCTATTTTTT